GGGGGATTTCTCCCCCCTCTCATATTTCGACAGCTAGCAACTTGAAACTTTGTTCTCATGTTCGCTAGCCTAGACGATTTCACGATCGACTTCCCGTGAATGTTCGGTTATACTATAATAACCACCCCAACATTCCTCTCCTCCGACATTCAATTTGTCCTTTTCCATAAGTTACGACAAACTTTAGGATACCACCAATCCCGCAGTCCCGGGTCACGGGCTTTGCCCTTGTTCTCAGCTTTAGCTTTTTTCCCTGTTTTTTGAAACAGATACGACATTTTTGGTTTTAGAAACCATATCTTTGTGAGTGTGATCCAAACTCTCTCCCTCTTCCTTTAAGTTTTTAGCAGAAAGGCATTAGCTTTCTTCCACGTTTAGAGTCTTTATTTGTAATTTAATTAATGATTTAATAGATTAGTCACCTGTAGCGCCTCTTAGGCTTAGATTCACCACTTCCCTTTCGACACCAGTTATCTTCTATTGGAGGTTTCCACGTCCGCCACAAGACGTGAAAATTACGATTGACCATGGCAATTTCGCAGGTAGCTTTCGCCCTAGTGTACATCAACCATCCTCGTTGTGACAATCCTTCACTCCGTACGGTGGCATATGCTTCGTAATTTAGTTATAAGGAAAAACACCCTTTCACTGCGCCTCTTCCACAGGATGGACTTCGCCTTTGATAAATCGCCCTTGTTTTCACCATGGATATCTCGCTAAAGCATGCGACGGGTTACCTCCTGGTAATCTTGGCCTGTGTTTCCTTGACTTTTGTCTCTGGATCCAGACAGGTATCGGGATTTGAGAACACTCAATCCTCCATTTGCGACGTCAACACCAGTCGCCCTGATCACACACAATTTACGCCCTTTTCGAACCTTGACCTCGGTCTCGTATTCAATCAGACGTTATCATCGCCGTCCAATTCATCTGTTATATCCCTTGATGAATTCCCCATCGATTACGGTATTCAATTCGTAATCTTCCTTGTCGCTTCAATCGGAAGTTCAGCTTCTAACGCCCTTTCATTTCTCTGGTCCTTTAATTGGTTTTTCGCAGGTCAAATTATCTTTATGATCTATACGATAATCACTACAACCTTCATGAGTTGCTACATATACCACACACAGTCACTTTGTCATGGCATTGGTTGCTATTACCACATACTATCTGAGGTCAAACGCGGAAAGGGCATGAAGCGGCGTATTAAGTACATCATCTCTAAGAAATCTGATATTGTGGCGTATTATGATAAGAAGTATAAACTCTCCACTTTCGCAGATCTCCTTGCGTTTAGAGTTCGACCAGGTCTATCTTCTCTTGAGGAGTTCGATTTCTATTGCACTTGCACCCCTCTGGATCTCGGTCCCGGCTCAGACACTAATCCTTCCGGTGCATCTCCGACGACCACTCCACCTCTTGATTCGATCCCCGATGATGCTCAATTGTCCGACTTTGTCTTTCAGGCTGGCGGACTCGATGCTGCCACTGACATCTTCAAGATTATTAAATTCCTATGCACTTCTGAAATGTCAGATCATGACGAATGGCGCCTCTTTTCCAAGACTCTCCCCTTCTATAAGTTCCGATTTCAGTTGTATCGTTTGAGATCTTTTGTCTTGGAATACACCGGTATCACGCTCGCAGGTTGGTTCGCTTATTTTTTGGCTTACCGCTACATTCAACGCCACAACAAATTGGCCACTGATGCGTTCGTTAAGAATCATGGTGAATTTAGAGACAACTGTGATGATAACGGTTACCTCATTAAGATGCCTCATTGCAAAGACATATGCCATAAACCACCGCTTACTTTGAGTCTGTGCGTTGGTTGGGTCACTTACTGTAACACTAAGTGTATGGTGCTTCTTGCGCTTAATACGTCTTCCTTGGGTTTGTCCTTTTGGTCTAGGATGTTTGAGGTTTTCATATCCATTCTTGGAGACGACAATGAGTTCACCGATTTTTTCCGACACTGTTTCAGCAGATACTTTCCGCGCGACGATGTCGACCCGGAAAACCCTGCTCCTCGTGCGACTGAAGGATATGATATTGAACCCGATGGGGGTGCCCCTGTGGAAGACCTCGATCACCAAGACTTTCTCTTGCAAGCTGGAGACTATGATCCCATGGAGATTCTCCGCATGGTTTTGAAAGAGGAGACGTTTAAAACTATCAAGTCTTCCATCAAGGTGTTGATCATGATATCCGGAGTCGTTACGTTGCTCAATGCGGACTTTACTGGTGATGACATATTGGAATCTTTGAAGAGCTTTGATTTTGCTCGCATTTTCTCTGGCAATGGCTTCACCAACAATGTTACATCGGCTATCGATTTCATCAACCGCCTCATCGAGGCTTACCAGACCGGTAGTCTTAAGATCCTCTTCGGTATTGATAAAGTTGGCGATAATCTTCTTCGCAGAGCTCGTTGGTTCAACTCTATTGACGTTGCCTCTTTAAGCGGCGGAGTTGTCAGTTTCGACGGTAATCCCACTCCATCTGGGAGCCCAGTTTTCTATGTGCACGAATTCCAGGGATATGGATCGGTTCTTCTTTCAGAACTTAAGGCATACTTGGCGGTTCAAGAGGCGAAGATCGGCAACTCTGCGAGCGTTAAGACCTGGCGCCTCACAGTTGCGGACGTCAACCGCAAGATGACTGAGGTCCTGCGTATGCTAGAATCTTTAGGTATGAGGAAGAAACCTTTCACCTTTATGGTTGTTGGCACTTCGTCAGTGGGCAAAACTACCGTCACCAACATAATGCTTCGAGTTCTGTGTCACGCCTTTAAGCTTCCTAGTTTGCCTAGTTACATATATTACCTTAATGACAGTCTCAAACATTGGGATGGTTTTCACGTCATGGCTCACACCCTTATTTGGGACGATGCAAGTTGTGTCAAGCTAGTTGAGGGCGATCCCGGATTCCTTGGCCAATTTCTTAATGTCGTTGGTAATCAGCCTTACACGTCACCTCAAGCTCATCTCGATAATAAGGCTATGTGTAAGGTCCGGCCCAGGATTTTCGGAATTACGTCTAACACACTCACCTTGCAAGCATCCAAGGTTATGAACGCTGATGAGGCGGTTATGCGTCGCGTCGATATGATAGTGCAAGCATCCCTTAAACCCAATTTCAACCGGGGTGGGATGCTTGCCAATGCCAATGCTGACCCCAAGAGCACCGACGACCTCGACTATTGGAACTTCAAAGTCTACACCGTCAAGCTTAATGGGGGTGTTGCTCGTGTCGATCATTTCGTCGTGGATAACGATCCTAATCCTGCGTCAATCGCCTACAACGGCTTCACTCTTGAGCGGGTGGCCAATGATATTAGCCTTTGCGAACTCAACAAGCTGACGTATGATATGGCTATGGCCCAGGATGGTGTGCAAGATATTGTTATGAACGCTTCCAGTAAGATCTCTAAATCCACTTATGATCCCGCCTTGGGTAAACTCAGCTTTGAAGATGCTCCAGCGGTTCAAGCGCAGGTTGGTGAGTACCCTCCGAGTGATGACGATATTTCCCTTCTTGGAGGCGACAATAGCGTTCCGGTGAGTCGGTTTTCGTCCCGCCGAAACTCCTCCACAGAGTTTGCTCGCTCACCTATCCATCATCATATGTCACCTTTGGAAGAAGAGCCCAAACTATTCGAGCGACTTTGGTCTGGGGTTGTGGACAAAATCGAATTCTGTCGTTCTTATGCGGGACGGTTTCTCGGTTTCCTCATTAAGAATCCCGTCATCGCCTTCCCCACCCTTATTATCTTGTTCAGGCACCTCAGTCCTATCGCGATCACGCTGATCGTTAGTTTGTTGAATATCATTCCGAGTTATATTGCCATGGCAGCGACCGCCGGCGCCGTGATTCAATTTACGCGACTCGACACTGATTTCAACGCTATTCGCGTGCCGATGCTTGCTGCTTTGGGTCATTTCTTTCCCAGCATCATTGATGCTGATTATGTTGAGAAGAACATGGATTTATGGAATGAGCAGGCCGGCTATGCATGGTACCACCCGTACAAGCTTTATGCAAAGTTCAGATCTCTCGGTAGGGTTCAGCCTGCGGCCGTCCTCATCGGTCTCTCTGCTGTCGTTTGCGCACTCAAGTACGCTATGACTGCGGGGGCCGCTTATGAAGCCATCCATCAGGGTTTTGGATCGAGCGATGATAGTCCAGCGGCTACATGGTCCATGTGGTCTAACTACACGAATTTGTCACACACATCTAAGTCTGTTGCTAATCCTGACTCTGTGGTGCGTTTAATCAGCAACAACGTACTTAAGATGTGCTTGCCACAAGGGAAATGGACGAATTGTACGGTTCTTAAGACCTTAGGAGCTTACAACTTAGCTGTTACTACTCTTCACAGCGTCAGACCACATATGGTGAGCGATTCCTATTTTAGTTTCGACGCGACTCTAGTGTATGACGGACAAGATTACGTTGGGGCTAAAGGTGGAAAGATTACTCCGGATATCGTGGTGACTATCACCACTGAGGGCAGCCTTAGTATTCCTGAGGCTGATCTGTTCTTTTTTGTGTATCAGGGCTACCATCACAAGGACATATGTGAGTACTTTTGCAAGCGTGGCCATGTATCCAACTCGAACACGTCTGCTTTTCTTCCAGCCCGGAGTTCTAATAATGAGATGGTGGTTCGCGTATCCAAGTTCTGCCACGTTATGAAGGGTCCCGTTAAGGTTGATAGTTCGATGATCATAATGGACGCTGGAGTTCCTAAATTCAAGTGTCAGTTCGATGTCCCAACTGTGGGTGGGAACTGTGGATCTCCTTATATTCAAACCAACGGCAAACAGACCGCCATAGTGGGCTTGCATCAGATGGGAGCAAAAAACAACGACTTCTCCCTGTGTACTCAAATCACTCAAGAAGACATCGAGCTTGCTGTCAAGGGTTTGCGTCAGCATGATAAATACGATTTCGTCATGCAGAATGGTGGCAAAGAAGTGGATGTGGGAGCCATTTTTAACCTGTTTGAGGGCGAGACTAGTCGTATTGAGCCTACTGAAACCTCATTCCCGCCCTTGCACTATAAGAGCGTGTTTAGACAGATAGATAATCCTGATGACGACATCTCTGGAACGATTCGAGTGTTGGGTTCCATTCCCGAGTCTTCCAAGCCGCTCACCACGAAGATTTACCCCCACCCCTATCGTGATGAGCTGCTGGAAGAAACGGGCTTCCCGACCGGAAGCAAGGTGCCACCACCGAGACTCTCCGGTGGGAGTTTGTATCGCGCCAAAAGGCATTTTATCGACAGTATCAGTCAAATACGCCGGAATCTCCCCTACAAGACGATGCGGGTGATTTTGTACGGCTACATTTGCGATGCCTTTGCTAGACTGTATCACCCTGATCTCAAGGAGGTGGCTCCCATCACCGTCGACGAGTCCATCAATGGTAAAATCAAAGATGGTTCGCTCAATAAATACATGGGCAAACTCATCATGAGTACGAGCGCTGGTTTCCCGTATAATAAACCAAAAAAAGACCTTCTCGCACATACAACGAGCGATCGCAAGGTCTTCATTGATCCTATTATGAAGCAAATTGACACACTTAATGAGTGTCTCTCGAATGGCGTGGAGCCTCATGCCGAAGATGTACTTTTCTCCGCCTTCATGAAGGACGAGCCTATTTCTCAGGCCAAAGCGGACGCGTGCAAACGACGCATAGTGATAGCTGGTCCCGTCGCCTTTGTTGTTGTCTTCAGACAGTATTTTCTGCCCATCATTGCTTTCATGGCGGCAAACAGACTTGCTTTTGAAGCCTGTCCCAGTACTGTCGTACAAAGCGCCGAATGGAGCCTACATAGGGAATACGTTTCGGAGGGAGGCACACGAGAGAAGTATTTTGATGGCGACTACAAGGGTTGGGATTCTAGCTTGCAGAAGGCTTTTGTCGCCTGTTTTTTCATGATGGCCGTAGTAGTGGCCAAGATTAGCGGCAATTATAGTGAGCGCGACATCAGGTGCATGGTTGGTTTGGCCTCAGTCATCATGAATTCAAAGATCAACTTTTTCGGTGACATCATAGAGTTGTGTGCTTTCATGCCATCGGGTCAGCCCGCCACTGCTCAGACCAATTGTGTTGGTGGCTCAATCATGCTACGCCTGGCGTGGTACACCAGCGGTCATTGCATCCATCATTTTAGGCATGCGGTGCGCTTGCTGACCTATGGTGATGATAACTGGGGCTCCTTCTCCGCAAATGTTCATGATTTTGATAAGGGCATCATAGCGAGACAACTCAAGGAATATGGTATCACATACACCAATGCAAACAAGACCGAGTGCACATCAGAATCTTCTTCTCTTGATGACGTCGAATTCTTAAAGCGCACCTGGTTGTTTGATCCTGAACTCGGTTACCACCTTGCGCCTTTGTCTCGCGAGACTTTGGGCAACATGTGTTGCAACATTCGCAGGAGTGTTCATGAGACCGAGCACGATGTGGTCGCTTCCACTCTCGTCAGCATGGTTAGCGAGTCATTTTATCATGGCCCTGATGTTTATCGTCGCACCCAGACCGCGGCCACCACTATTGCAAATCGTCACAATCTCAATCTCCCCGACATAATTTCAGCAACATATGAGTCTAGGAGTGAGAATTTCCTTTCCGATTCCCAGTATTTCATTGAGAACTGGGATGACATTTTGCAACGGTTGTGTCTTTGACACGACCATTCGGGTAACTCATCACCCTCGGAGGCTTTTTCCCGAAAACGAGAGACCTTGTGTACTGGTTACCGACTTCATTAGGTGCGATAATGAAGTTAGGCTTGCACATTGTGCCGTACCCTTTTTAGGCAGGCTAGCACGACAACCGAGCTTCCCCTTTTGGTCGAGGGGTTGCCGTCATAGTAGACCAGCAGAACAAACACAACAATATCTAAGCGCGCCAGAAGAGCAGCTGACCGACGCTATTACTGAACAGGATAATAGCGCCATTACAGTTGAGGTCGCAGCTGTTAGCCCTTACAAGCTAACTTACGCCAATATACCTGGCGACTCACTCACCGATTTCCTCACTCGTCCACGCGTTGTCTCAACCCTCTCGTGGGCTGTGGGTTCCCCTTTTTCATATGTACTACAGCCGTGGTTCTTGTATTTTACCCATCCAGAAGTTAAGAAGAAGACCGAAGGCTTTTCGCGCTTTCGCGGCAAGCTCAAGCTTCAATTCCTCGTCAACGGATCTTCTTTCCATCGTGGTATGGCTTATGCCTCTTATTTGCCGCTATCTCAAGAAGGCTCAACATCAGCTTGTAAATTTAATGATGGTATCATAACAACAGTGCAAGCCACGGGCATTGGGTCGCCCAATGGTGCCGCGTATCATACTTTCGCTCCGACTGCTTTAGGTCTCGACGCTGTTGGTTACCGTAAGCTCGTGCCTATTTCACAACGTGAGCACGTGAAGCTGTATCCCAACAGTAACACTGGTGGTACCATGGTGCTCCCCTTCGTGTTTCCTCATGAGTATGTTCCCATTGACGCCAATTTCACAGCGTCGGCTGGTACATCTGTGACTACCACAACTGCTGATTTAGGGGAGCTTAGGATCGATTCGGTCGGTCTCTTGACGTTTCTAGGCTCGAATGCTCCGGATGCTGTCGACATTACGATCTTGATGAGTCTCGAGCCGGATTATGAGCTTGCTGGACCCACAGTATATCTTCAATCTGGTGAAGATCATGGTGGTAGCAAGATTCATGCTAAGGCGCCGAAGAACCCTAAGTCAACCTCTTGGTCGGGTATGGTTTCGACTTACGGTCCTACTATCGCTCGTCTCATGGGCTTTACCAATCCGCCATTGTTGACAGACGTTCCGAGCTATAAGATGCAGAATGTGCCCAATCTGTCCAATTCACAGCTTTCGGCTAGAGATGAGGTGCTTGCTTTGCACCCGGAGACTACATTGGCGTCTTTGAACGAATCCCTCGGTGGTTCCGAATCTGATATGTCATTATCCAATTTGGCGCAGAAGGAATCCTATTTAACAGCTGTTACGTGGAAGGCCACTGGTGCCACTAGCGTCACCAACACGGTGCTTTTGTCAAGCTTTGTCCATCCGTGCATTTCTCCCACTTTTGTTAGGACTGGTGCTTACGCATCTTTTTATGATCAAGTCGTATCGTTGCCCATGGACTGGGTTGCACAGACCTGCCGTTGCTGGACCGGTGACATCATTTTTGGTTTTGAGATTATCACAACGCCTTTCCAGAAGGGTCGTCTTAAGGTGTCTTTTGAACCTTCTGGAGCTTTTGGTGCGGTTGCAGATTCCATTGGCATCAATTACACCAAAGTTCTCGATATATCTGAAGGAACCAAGTTTGAATTTCGCGTCCCGTACATGGCCACAACACCATGGCTTCTCACTGACCACACTGATCCTACTGATAGGGGCATCGCATTAACCAATTGGACTCATGTGTCTCCTAGTTCGCTCGATTACCCTGTCGAGAGTGTTGTCAAGTACAACCCACGCACAATGAACGGTGCCATACGATTGCAGATTCTCAATACCTTGACGAATGACCTGGATGCCACTGTTGTAGTCACTGTCCGCGCGGCCGATAATTTTAAGCTTGCTGTGCCTTGTGCCATCGACGAGCGCGTTTCTCTTCAGGATCAATATTTCCTGCAGTCTGGTGATGATAGCTACATAGGTGAGCAGGTTGTATCGCTTCGTGATATTTGTCACAGAGCCACACCGTGTTGCTACTTTCGTAATCAAGCGTCCCAATTGTATATGCTTCGGATTCCTGTCACAGGTGTTCCGCGCGGCGTTGGCCTTAATTGCGGTGACTCTCAGCTCCGGACCAATGGTTCAACTTATGGTTTGGGTTCAGTGGCTCCTCATTCTTATTTCCAGTGGTTTTCATCCGGGTTTGCGTGTGCTAGGTCATCCCACCGTTTCATTATGGGGGGTGTGGGATCCAATCGGCCTTACAGTAACGGTACGACTGATTTGATTTCTGTCGATAGGGGAATCAACAAGATAACCATTAACACGTTCACCGCTGATCCAACTTATCCAGCTCTTAAGTATCGTATGGCCGAATCTTGTGTGTCTTCGCTTGGCCAGGACTCTCCTGCTGCTTGGTTTGGTAATTGGTCAGCTTTGGTCAGGCCCACTAACGGTAGCTCAGCACTGGATACTAAAGGTGGTTCGGTTCATGTTCCGTATCAGTCTGTGGTCAAGTTTCAACCTTCGAACGTGTATTACGACTATTACAGACTTGTTACAGGAGCGTCATCTGGTTCGCTTATCGGCGAACCGGTGTACACCGCAGGTACTGGGGCCACGCACAATGGTGGCCTTTTGTTAGCTCTGGCCTCTTTCTTTTATCCTGTCGATTCCGTCAACATCTTGACAAACTCTGATGCACGATCTGGTGGCACTAATCTGTGTTACACAGCAGCAGGTCCCGATATGGCGTTTGGCGCCTTTTGTAACGCGCCTACGTGGTTCAGAGCCCGGAGGACCAACACGTTCACTTATGGCAACACAGAAGCTTTGAACGCGCTAGTCAATGGTAAGATGAACAATACATACTCGTCTCTTACGGTAATTCCGCTGTAGACAACCCTTAATTTTCCACCCGTATGGGGGTGGCTTTGGGTTGTGAGACACAATCCATATTTTCTTAATACAAAACTCGCTATCCAGTAATGGAGTGCGCGCAGTTCCATAATTGCAAAA